CAAGAAACACTACTTGGTCGCCCTCTGCGATGATGCCCTTGCCATCCGGCGTTACATGAACATCAACAAGTGCGCCGTAGGTCTGCTTCGCAACTGATGCACCAAGCACACACAGCTTGTGGATGTACTCGGTGATCTTCTGCTTGCGCCATGTTTCGTGCGCTTTCAGTTCCTTGATGGCCCTATTGATGGACTGTAGGTCGAAAGGGTCTATCTCGATGGTCTTCACGAAGCCACCTCGGTCAGACGGTAGGCGATGTTGTTCAGTGACGGGATGACAGCCGATACAACGTGCGTATGCGGTGTCATATTCCCGTTGCCGTCCATCGGGCATCGCCCTATCCATATGATGGTTCCGTCTGTAATCGGGCAGGACAGGTCATCGGTCAGCAACACGGAATCGTAGTTATTCTCCAACCCGTGTGCTGTGATGGTGATCCCGCCGTTGCGCTTGCCAAAGGCCATCCTCGTCCGAATAGGTGACATATAGTTGATGTGCGTACCGTTGATGTTCCCGTACTCGTCGAGAGTGTCTTCGGTGGACTCAACTAAGGCGTAAAAGACTGTGATACGGTTCCGTCCAAGGGTCTTCATAGCTTCACCACCGACGGAATCTTTCCAAGCAGATCAGCATCGTTTACGCTTCCGTAGTGCCTGTGGATACCATTCTCATTGTGGATCTGTTCGCCTTCGCCGCCACGGCGCAGGAACGCCCTCACGGCAAGGTCGCACTGAATGATCTCATATGCTTCCGGCACATCCGTCACATCGGCGGGAACGCCAAACGGGAACCGCTGATGCAAACAGTCGCTCTTGGCCTTGGTCAAGTACGCAGCTACTCTTGCATCGGTGGCATCGGGATCGTTGTCCACCATCTTCTGCACATATACGATTTTCTCTGCTGTGGTCATGCTCATAGTCAGTTCGCCTTTTTCTTTTTCGGAGTCGCCTTTTTCTTCGGCTCGGTCTTCACTTCCTCGAAGGGAACATCAGCCACGATGTCGGGCTGACGCTCCTCTTCGATGATTCCGACGGTTATACTTCCATCGGGATTAAGTCTGATTGCCATTAGGCTCCTTTCATCAAGTGGTGGAAGTGTGCAGGTAGATGCCGTTGCTCTTGTGAGTCAGCACCCAAGCACCGTGAGCAAAACGCAGGTTCAGCTTGTAAGCATCAGCTTCCTGGTTCACAGCGGGGCTGAAGATGCGAGGCACATAGTGCTTCATGACCTGGAGAACCGCCGTAGGATGGATAATCATGAAGTTGATGTCCAGAGCGGTGGAAGCCTTGCTATAACCACCTGCGGCACTTGCGGCAGTAGGAGCGGCAAGGTCGATAGCGGTCACGAAACGGGTCTGAGGCACGGTGATGACCTGCATATCGTTGTACATCGCCACGTTGTAGTTCACGTTGTCATCACGGTTCATGACCATACGGGTCACGCCCGCTTTGATGTAGCCGTACATGGACGGGCTGACGAACAGGATTCTGCCCTCATAAGGGACTTCCTGGTTGTCAAGAGCCACGGTAGCGGCATCGATAGCGGCGATAGCGGCAGAGCCGGAAGAAATAGCGGCAGAAGCCTTGGTGGCGGTGGAAGCACCCGCTGCATACTGAGCAAAGCGGAACGCATCGACTTCCGGCACAACCCACTGACGCTCAACCTCGGACAGCAGACCGCCAAAGGCCATGCCCATGGACTCTTCGTTGTCGAGAGCGTCAACCATATAGGATCTGCCACGATCAGTGTTCAGCGTGTAGGTGGCCCAAGTGCCGTCCACATCGCCAGGTACATAACCCGCATTACGGGAGTAGTTGCCCATACCAACGGGATCCACATTGTAGATATTGACTGCGGAAGCACCTACGAAGCTGACTCTCTCGGAAACGGTATCAAGGATAGCCGTGCGGCTGTTGACCTTATACAGTTCATCGAGCATCGGCAGGTAACGCTGTGCTAACGCAATGCTATTGGTTACAGGTGCGGTAACAGTAGTTGCCATTGATTCTCTCCTTTAATCTTTGATTGGTGGCAAGCCCATCCATTTTCGATATTTGTTTTCTTCGTCCCTTTGGACGGTGTTGGTTGACGGCGGTGTCCCCGTACTGAGGCCCGACTGCTTGCCCAGGTTTTCCGTCACGGTCTTGGTCTTGACCGTCTGAATAAATTGGCCCATGGTAGCAAACACGGTATCCATGTCACCATTCGCCATAGCTTCGGCGGTCTGTGCAGCAAGGTCTGCGTCATATCCAAGGGAAAGTGCCTTGTTGGAATATGCGCCGATGATCTTGTCACGCTTCAACGCTTCGTTCTCTTCACGCAGTGCTTTCTCTGCTTCCGCTCTTGCGGCCTCGGCCTGTTGCGCCTCGGTCAGAGTGCTTCTGTACTTGTCTTTCCACGATGCGGCATCGCTCGATGCGCTGTCCGTGGCCTTTTTCTGCTTTGCCAACTGTGTCTGAAGTTCCTTGATCTGTTTCGCAAGGTCTTCCACAGAGGGCGTAGGTTCGGTCTTAGGTTCCTGCGTGGCGTCATTGGTGGTGTCAATGTTCGGTGTGTTGTCTGCCATGTCGGCTCCTTTCTGCGCTTTTTCAGTGCATCTCCGCACTTTTGCAAGATTTGTATCCCGCTTTCTTTAGCGGCTGTTGTATGTAAAGGCGTTATAGCCATTTACCTCTTGATGATCTGCGTATCACAGCGGCATCCGCAGTTATTCTCCGGCAAGACAAAATCTCCAGGAAACCTCGCCGAATCGCCATCCGGCGTATAAAACCGTGCATTCAGCGGAATCGTCGAGCCTTCGAGCCATTCGTGCTGTTCACGAACTCTATCGTCAAGCATCGTGCGCCATCTCTTGAACAGCGTTTCGTTCGGATGCCTGTCGGCGTAGTCCTGCGCTCCGTCATACTCGCCCGTATTGATGGCACGGTGGGTTTCCGTTTCCGCTACCACTGCCAACCGCTCCACAAGCTGCTCCGGCGTGGTTTCGCCTCGGTTGAACGCCTCGATGTGGTTGTCGATGCGCTTGCGGAAATCCTCGCCCGCCGTGGGCTTGTTCGCCGTGGCGTACATCCGCTCCGCACTCACGGGTAGGTCGGTCTGCAAATCCAACCCCGCCACTTCGATGCCGTAGACATAGCCCATCGTGATAAGTTCAAAGATGGTGTCCTCTACACGCTTGCGGGTTTGGGGTTCAAGGCTGTTTGATATAGTGGAAAGATTCCCATCGCCCGCAAGCTGTTCGGTCAAAGTGGTTCGGATGTTGTTTAACTCATCGAAGTCCGGCAGCGTTGTCATACGCCACCGCCTACATCTCCGTTGTCACGGTCATCCTCGATGATGACGGCCTCGCCCTGTCCCGTGGTCTGCTGTTCCACCTCATCTACCTTGTCGGGATCGCCCCAAATCATCTTGAGGTACTTGTCGGACATGGTGATGTCGGCAACGGGGTCATAGGAGATGCCGCTCTTGCTTGCCGCAAGGATCGGATGGAAGCCCGCCGCCATGAGGGTTTGGAATGCCTGTGCCTTGCTCTGTGCATTCGCCATCTCGTTGCGAGGGAATTGCAGGTCGAAATCGCTGATCTCGATGTCGAGCAGGTTGCGGTCACGTAAAATCTTCGTCACGATACGGTCAAACTGACGGTTGCTCCGCTTGAACAGGTCTTCGCAGTTACGGGCCATCGCCTCGCATTGGAAGAAGCCGTCACGATAAAGCACGGCCTGTCCCGTATCCGAAGTGGAACGCCCGCCCTTGGTGGTGGACGGCATGGCGCAGATGCGAAGCACCTGCTCATACAGGCTGTCAACGAGGATCTGCGTCTGCGTTTGGTCAAGCTGCTCGGACAATATCTTGATGTCGCCCTTGTTCTCGCCTACGGATGTCAGCTGAATCAGACCACGGTCACGTACCATGTTGGTGGTCGCTCCATCCGGCAGTTCGCAATTCACAAGCACCAACAGGCTTTGGATGAACTGCTCGATGCCGTCGATCTGATTGCTTCGGATGTTGTTGATGGCATCCAACAGTGGAATGACCAACTCAAATGCGCCCGTGTTGACGCTGTTGTAGCGGTACTCGATGATGGGGATGTAGCCAAGGTAGTTCGGCTCGATGCTCTCAATGCTCACCGCAGTGGCAAGGAAGTCATGCGCCACCTGCGTGGAGATCATCCGGCCCTTTGCGCCGCCTACAAGGTGGTACACAGCCGTCTTGGTGAACACATCGAAGTGGCTCACATCGCCGCTCACTACGAAGTTCACGGCCGCAACAGGCTCGTTACCCGGTTTCAGCGAGTAAATGACGAACGCAGAGCGGGGATCGAGCGCATAGGCGTGGAAAGGCTCGTCTACTGACCCGTTCCTGTCCGGCTCAACGTACAGAACGCCCTTGCCAACGGTATGGAACCAATCCACCACATCGTTGTCGGCATCCTGCTTGCCGCTGCGGTACAGGTACTCGTTCAGCTTGTCCACTTTGGCTTGCGAAGCATCGTTCCTTGCGGTGTAGGCGCACGGATTTTGCAGGAAATACCCGTTCTTGAAGCTGACGATCTCGTCGGCATGGTTTTCCTGCACGATATTCAGCTTCAAGAAC